TCAGGCGATGTTGCACAACATTATGTTGGTATATCCGGCATGATGGTTGAGGCGGGCGTTGCAATCATTCCTGGCCGCGTTTTCAAACGGGTTCCCGATTCCCCGGTTCTTCCCCAGCCAGTCGCACAATTCCATGATACCGGATTTGCCGGAGGTGAAATAGACGAAGTTATGCCCCGACAGCACCTTTAGCACGTCCAGGTAATCGGGGAGCCTCCAGCACATTCTGTAGGTACCCACGTCTGTGGAAAGATATGGCGGGTCTACGATAAACACGACGTCCTCACGGTCTTTGTAGCGCCCGAACAGCTCGCGGTAGTCGCACGATGTTATCTCAAGCCCGTCGAGATACCCGGAGGCATCATAGTCCGTGCGCCTCAACCTGTTATAGAACGAATGTCTGCGCAACCCGTCCAGGGTCGTGGCGTTATTACCTGGGAACAGCAGCGAGCTTGACAGCGTGATGTAGTCCACGAAGCCCTCGGCGGCTTCCTCGGCTTCCAGCAGTCCCAGGATGCCATGCCTTATGCCGCCTGGTATTATACCGTTACGGGGGACGTCGGCGACCATCCCCCTTATACGCCGCAACAGCGAATTGGTCCGGGGGATATGGCCCAGCCTTTGTCGGTAGTTGTCAAAATCATTGTAGACCACCAGGGCGTCGGGCCGTTCGCGTTTGGTGATATGGGACAACAACCCCGAGCCGCCGAACAGGTCGACAAACACGGACGCACCTTTCACCGAATCCAGAAACTCCCTGTATCCGCCTGCAAACCTCCGTTTCTGCCCCGGGAATGGCAACGGGGCTGACATGTACACTCTTTTCATTTTCTTAAAGGATAATTTCGAGGTGCAAAGTTCGCCAATCCCGGGACTGCCGCCAAGGTTGTGATGCGTGGCATACTGCATGCCTGCTGCAGCATATACGGCTTCGGATTCCGTCCTTCATACATTCAGGTCGAACTTTATGCCGCTTTCCCCGGCAAGGAGGCGCCGTGTCTTCTCCATATTGTTCTCATAGATGTGCACATTCCCCAGGTTCAGCGTGATCGACTCCAGCGGCATCTCGACCTGCCGGGATATGAGGTACAGGTGGTAGATGTCGGCAGGCAGCCCGAGGTTCGCGTCGGAGCTCCGCTGGTATGCCGAAAGCACCAGGCGTCCCTCGTCAATCTGGAACTGCACCAGGCTGAGGCATGGCGCCTGGTTGCTTTCGACCCCGTTGGCCCCAAGGAAAAGCACGTAGTTTTTGCTGCTGCGCCTCTCCCGGTTTATCCTCCCGATCAGTCCCGGGAGCTTTTCAAAGTATGACGGGTAGCCGTTTACAAGGGTGCTGCCGCAATAATCCCACCAGTCTATCCCGGCTTCGCGGTATCTGTCGACCTGACGTTCCCCGCGCATAAAAAGCCCCAGCTCGCATTTGAGCTTGTTGCGGGCGATAGGGTGCCCCTCGAATATCTCCAACAGGTCACCGGGTCCCAATGACAGGCTTTCATTGAGCAGGCAGACGATGTTCCCCTTCTTGTTCTTCTGGGGCTTCCCGCCCGACAGGATCTTCCCCAGTATCTGATGGTATTTGTTCATAAGATGTAGATATGTCTGCGGCAAATATACCGCCTTGTGACGCATACCTGCCGGGTTACGGGCCTTGTCACACTGCATACGGGCTGCAGTCCTTTTGGAACAGTTTTACCAGGCCGCATATCTTGCGTTCGCTTACATGGTAGCGTCCCGACAGCGACGCGACTATATATGTGACCTTCTCGCCGTTTCCAAGCAGGCGCCTGTACTCGTTATACAGCTCTATATAACGTACATCCCCGACACGTATGCCGACGGTTTGAAGAAAGCCGAGTATTTCCTTGTGCAGATTTAATATTTCAAATACTTTCATATAAGATGTTTTTTTGTAAATTTGCAATGCCAATCATTTATTGACATATAAAAAGCTCGTAGCGCGAGCAAGGGATATGTAACCCCCGGTCGTGCGCTACGAGCGTTGTGTTAATAAATGATTGGCGTCTATATTAACAGGCCGGGGGTTTTCTATTGCTTCCCCGCCGGTACCGGGTTCCTATCCCGGTCGTCTTATGCAGGCATATCCTGCCTTGTATCTGGGCTTATTCCAGGAATATCGATATGACACATAGGTGTGGCACCCGGTCTGCGGCCTGGTGCCACACTTATGTCACGTCCGGGCGTCAGCCGGTGACGGCCGCGGCTGCCGACGCGCCTTTGGCATAGGCGGCCTCGACGAATGCGGCGACCGCCGCCATGGCCCCGGCATGCCCGCCCGACGGGCAGTCGAGGTTGAGCCACAGCGTGCCGTCGGGGTTGCGCCCGAAGGTGCCATGCACCAGCGGGTCCCCGGGCTTGGAGATATGCCCGTTGTTCAACGCCGTCACCGACGCTCCCTCCGTTTCGAGTTCGCCGTAGAGGTCGTAGCCGCGCCCCTCGTGGGCGGAGTTGTCAACCGGGACTGTGGCCCGCAGCGGGCTTTTCAGTGTAAGATGTTCCTGTGTCATTGTCGTTTTGTTTTAAAGGGTTGGTAGATATTGTAGCTTTTAAAGGCATGGTTGCGCGGCGGTCATTTCAGCAGGCCGAGCTGTACGGCCTTGGCGAAGTCGAGCGCGTGCCATGTGGAGCCGCCGTCATCTGTCAGCGACAGGTCTGCCTGCCGTATCCTGATGCCGAACGTCGAACCCACGAGCACTCCGAAATACCCCCCTGTCGCCAGCACCCGCATCCCCTGCCACGCGCCCAGTATCCCGTCGGGCGCTATGACGAACTGCTCGTCCACGCCCCTCACGACCTTGAGCGAGGCCGTCGGGGTCACGGACTTGGTCGCGACAACGGCGGTCGCCCCGAGGTTCGGCGTGGCATTCACCTTCACCGACATACGGTATTCGCCCGCCAGCGGGGTCATGAAGTTCACCGTCGCGGAACCCCTCCCCTCCGACGGGGCGTCCTGGAACCCGCCGTACGCGGTATGCACCAGGCGGCGTGCCGTGCCGCTGACATGGTACACCTCGGCCGTGAACGTCCCGGAGAACGGGTGTTCCGCGCTCGCCCCCACGGAGTACCCCAGCCTCACGGCGGCCTTCCCGGAGACGGAGGAACCGGCGGGGAGGCTGCCGAGGGAGACCTCGCCGAACGGCACCTCCGATATTATACCCTCCGCGCCCTGGCTTATCAGGCCGTTCGGCATGGTCACCCTGGGGCGCCTCCCTATCCTCACCGTACCGGCGCCGAAAGTGTACGAGGGGTTCGTGACTGCGCCGGTTATGTTCTCCACCTGCCGTGCGGGGAGGGCTTTCCGGGATATGAGCATGCGTGTGGCGTCCTTGTCATCGAGCAGTTTCAGCCCGTCGGGGTCGAGCCTTACGCCTTCGCCCATCTCCATATGGTCTCCCAGTAGCCTTACCAGGTTGCGGCAGAAGTACGCCTCGCCGTTGTGCCGCATCATGAATGCCGCCGCCTCCGCCCCTGATGGGACGGTATCCGGCTTTGCGGCATCGTACATGTCGCCGCCACCCCATATGGCCGGGGCGTCCTCCCTGTCTGCCAGGCCGCTGATGCCCGACATGACGCGGTAGGTGCCGTCGGCGCCCGTGGAACCCATCCGCAGCAGTGTGGCCAGGATGAGGCCGAACTGCCCGATGTTGCCTTCCGTCAGGGCGTCGCGCAGCGCCTGCGACAGGTAGTCGTTGTCGCGGGGGGAGGGTTCCCACTCCGTGAGGGTGTTGCCCCATTCCACCTGCGGGGCGGCAAACCTTATTTTGCCGTTTTTCAGTATGTAGGGGTAGAACCTTATGGCGTAGGGCTCGCCCGAGGGGTTGGTCGGGCCGTCGTACCTGGTGAAGCGGCTTGTGGGGACGGTTATGTCGAACCGCACCCATTCGCCGATTTTGAAGGTGCCGTCGGAGTTCCTGGGGAGGATGGGGATGCTTACGGAGTTGGCGCACGAGATGCCGTTTGCGTCGACGGCCATGACATCCATCGCCGCGTTGTCGCTCCCGAAGGCGTCAGCCCACGATTGCTCGTCGAGCCTGGTGTAGATGCTCACTGTTACCACCTTGTGTCCCCCGATGACGAACCCGGGGTTGATTTCGCCCTTGGAGGCGCCGTAGTTGTTGTAGATGCCGCGGTATGTGAGGCCGGTCGCGCCGAGGCTCTCGACGTACACCGAGTTCTGCCCGTGCGGGCCGTTACCCTGGTCGATGCGTGCCGTGGATGACATGTCCCAGTGCGCCTTCCCCCGGAAGCCGGAGTTGAGCACCATGTTGCCGCGCCCCTCCACGGTGGCCGACCCCTCGTTTAGCACGGGTACCGTCTCGGAATGGTGGTAGGCCGAAGAGGCGGACGCGGTGTCGCGCAGCGTCAGCACCACCGACACCGTGTCCTGCCTGATGATACCGGCGAGCTGGGCGGCGGTGACGGTGAAGGATGACGAGCCTGGGGTGGCGACGGTTCCCGATGACTGCACGTTGCCTGAGGAATCGAGTGCCTGGTAATGCACGCACTTCTCGGTGGTGGCGGCGCGGTCGGGGCCCGTGACCTTGTATTTTGTGACGGTGAGCGACGCTGGCACGAGGGCGCCGGTCAGGCTGCGCGTTATGGCGTCCGCCGACAGCCCCAGCTGGTAGACGGTTGCCGCCGGGCCCCTGTCGCCGGTGGCACCTTTCAGCGCGAGAGACCACGAGAACTCCCTGGTGAACGACTTGCCGTCGACGGTAAGGTTGACTTTCAGCACCCCCTGCTTCTGTGTCAGCGCCGTGGTGACGTTGACGGCGAACCCGGAGCTGGCAGAGGTGGTGGAGGGGTTCGTGATGGCCGTGGTAAGCCCGGTGACCTGCCCGGTTATGGAGTCGATGGTGGCAGGCACCCTCGTCGCGCCCTTGTAGGCTATGACCTCGCATGTGGTGTCCCCGGCGACAGCCGAGCTGACACCCCCGGCGAACGTGTGGCTCTCGTTGGTGAGCAGCACCGTGTAGGCGTCGAACGTGTCCCCCTGGGGTTTGGGACGCGAGGTCTGCGGGCTGACCGTCTGCGAGTGGCCGTTGCCCGTCCACGTGTACCCGTTCGGCCTGGCTGTCCATTGGCACGCATAGGTGCAGCGCACCCTGTATTTCCCGCCCCCGCGAAGGTATAGCACCGGGGTGGAGCTGTACGACATCTGCGCGAAGCTCGCCGGTGACGCCTGCCCGGATTGTACCCACATGCAGTTGTCCGCGTATATGACAGCCCGCCCGGGGGTCGTGCCCCAGCCGCTCTTCTGCATCTCGAAATCGAGGGTCACGCTGAACCCGCCGTTGTGGGTGGACCACGACGGCCTGGTGCCGGAGTTAAGCTGCACGTCCACGCATATGCGTGCGACGCCGACGGATGGCAGCACGGTGCCTGTGAACGGTATCCATTTGTCCGCGTCGTACCCCGTGGCGTCCAGCCACACGTCCGACACCCAGTAGTCCTTGCCTGCCGCACCCGTGGCGCCCTTGGCCCCGGAGCTGACCTTGGCTATGGTGACCTCGTCGTGCATGCCGCCGGAGGTGCAGCGGATGGTGATGCTCTTGGCCGTACCCCATATCGAGGCGTCGCGTGCCAGGGCGTAGGTCGGCGAGGTAGCCCCCGGTATATCTGTGAACGCCGGCTGCTTTTCTTGTTTGCAGCTCCATTGGTAGCCGGTCGTACCCTGCAGGGTGGCCGACAGGTTCACGGTGGCGGGGCCTACCAGGGTGTTGTAGCCGTCGGCATACGATATTATCTGCGCGTCGGAGTTGACCACTACCACCTTGGCGGGCGCGGCCACCATCTCCGAGGCGGCGGGGGACCAGGGCATGGGTGTGTCCCCCTTGACGGCCATGACGCGGGAGAACCTCACGGAGTTGCCGTTGGTGGAGCCTGGAAGCCCTGCATATATTATGATGGTCTTGACGGTCGCGGCCTTGTCGGCTTTCAGCGTGCATTCGGGGTTGTCCTTTGTTATAACCGCACGGCCGCCGTACCACCCTGTGCCGTCGTTGTCATACAGCCCGACGGTGAAGCCCGACGGGTTGCCGGCAAGCACCTCGACGCCCCCGGCCGATACCGAGATCCTGTCACCGGCCTTGACGACGAGGGATTCGTCAAAATTATATACGAGGAAGGAATAGGTGCTGGTAGCGGATGCCGTCACAGTCCTGGGGTCTTTGGTGCCTTTCAGCAGGTTGGGGGTATATCCCGCCCCCGGCCTGACCTTCCAAAGGTTCATCACCGCCGTCAGGTCGGCATGCCCGGCCTTCGTTACGGTCACGGTCACCGTGGCCTTGTCGGCGGTTATGGTGTTCACCGTGATGACGCCTGTGGAGCCGTTGATGCTGCCGGTGCACCCGGCAAACTGTGCCGCGAAGCCCCACCCCGTGTCGGCGGCGCCCCCCCTGTAGACCGTGGCCTTGGAGGTTGCGATGTCGCCGCTTACGGCCACCGTGCCGTCGGCATGGCACGACACGGGCACATTCTCCTCGCTCAGGTCGAGGCGGAAGGCGGGGGCGCCCGCTTCCCCCATGGCGCACACCCCGTCGGTGTACCCCTCGGTGCCGTCGGTGTAGTATATGTGGCTGCGCGTCCACCAGTAATGCCCCTCCTTCCATGCCGGGCGGTTGGCCTTGGTAGTCCAGGAGCCGCCTGCGGGGGTCTCGCGGGAGGTCGACAGGTAGTACTCCTCGACGATGCGGTCGATGCCCACGGCGGTCTTCGACGTGGTGAACATGCCGTCGGCCACGTAGGCCGACACCTCGGCGTTCGGCGGCGTGGCGTTGGCGGTCTGTGCCTGGAGGGCGTAGCCCGGCGTCAGCCCCTTGTAACCTATGAACGCGAAGGTGCGGCTGCTGCCGTCGGTGCGGATGTCGCCCAGCGAGCCGAGCTTCCTCATGGCTGCGGCAAGTTCCGCAGTCCATGTGGCGTTGTCTAAAAAGTACAGGCATACGAACACGCCGTCATCGAGGCTGTTGATTTTGTCAATGAGCCTCGTGCGCTCGCTGGCGACACCGGGGTTCCCGGTATAGAGGTCGAACCGCGCCTGTTCCACCACCGCGAGTGTCTGCCTGTCGAGCGTGACCATGTTGATGCCGCGCCCGCGGGAGGTGTCGACCTTCCTGCCGTCAACCCTGACGTAGCCGTCGCCCCCGGTGTTCTGGTTGGAATACCCGTAGCTCTTGACCGCTATGCTCCGCGCCTTCCCCTGCAGCGACAGCGACCACGAGAACACCTTGTCGTACACCCTGCCGTCCACGGTCACGGGGATGGTGAGGGTGCCCTGGCGCTTGGTGAACGCCGTGGTCACGTCGATGCGGAACTTCGCGGCGGTGCTGTCGTTGGCCACGCGGGTGTAGGTCATGCCCGTGGGAAGCCCCGGCAGGCTCGTCGGAAGCGACGCCTTGACGGGTTCCGCCCCCTTGTAGGCTACGATGCCGCACTCGGTGTACCCCGCCACGGCCTTCTCGGTGTCGCCCTCGAAGATGTGCGCCTCGTTGGTGAGTGTCACCGACACGGTCTCCAGGTCTTCCGCATTGGGCGTCCAAACGGGGCTGGAGTTGTGGCCACGCTCCAGCTTGATGCGGCGGATGGTGTTGGCCAGGTGTCCGTTGGGCATGGCATAGATATGCACGCTTGTCGGGTTCTTGACAGCGCCGGCCTCATCCGGGGAACTGTAATAGTTTATCCACCTGAATTTTGCCGAATATACCCCGTCCGCCACCTCCGACAGTTTACACAGTTCCACCGAGCCGCCGGAGTTATAGGCCACGAACATATAGCCTGCAGGCCCCGAAGGGGAGAGCTCCCCCCATATCGTTATGGTGCATTCCTCCCCGTGCGCCGGGGCTTCCGCCAGCCTGTAGGTCTTGGTGGGGTATGTGGCGCTTGTGACAGGCTCACCCGATTTCAGCAGCAGGTTCCCGGTGTAGTTCTCGCCCCGGTCGCCCTTGGCCCCGGAGCTGACCTTCATTACCGTCACCTCGTCGTACACGCCGCCGACGGTGCAGCGCCATGTCACGGAGCGGTTGTCGCCCCAATTGCCCCATGAGGCCGACAATTGGAGGGTGTCACCCGTATTCGCACCATAGGCAGTCCACGGCCCGTTGGGAAACTTGTAGCCCCATTGATACGTGGGGTTGTCGATACCCTGCACCGAGGCTTTGATATGTATTTTGTCAGCCCCGGTCAGCGTGGCGAAGTCATCCTTGTAGGTGAATGCCTGCGCGTCGGCGTTGACGACCACAAGCTTCGCCGGGGCGGCATCCTCCCCGACGAACCGCGCCCAGTCATATTTGCCGAATTCCGACGCACCGGGGTCTTCCTCCTTGTCGTCCTTGCAGATGCCGATATACCTGGCTCCGTCGAACATCGTTGTGGAGAAGCCCGTAACAGCTGTGGGGTGCGGCAGCGAACCGGTGATGCCCGAGGCGTATGCCACATGCAGCCCCGCCACGGAGGTCTCGCCGTCAGCGCCTATACGGCTCACGGCATACTCCTTGGTGACGGTGCCATCGGTATAAGTGACCGCCTTTCTGCTCCAGATGTAGTCGCCACCCTTGATTGTGCCGAGCGTCCCGATGCTGTCGGCGGTGAAGGCCGTGTCGGCGGGCTGCACCCCGGCGGTGTCCTTCGCGTATTTTACGGATTCCGAGGCTATGGTGACGCCCCTCTGCTCCGAGGCCGCCGGTATCCATGCCGTCTGCGGTGTGTTGCCGGGGGTCACAGTCGCCCATTTTACATAGGTGTCGGGGTCGTAGTCGCCGTCGTTGGGGCTGTGGAAGAACGAGATGCCGCGGTCATGATCGGCGCCGGAGGCCGTGCTGTCGGTGACCGCGAACGTGAACGACCTCACGGCCTCCGTCCCGGACGTGAACGTACCCGCCCGCACGTAGCCGTTGTCCTGGAATATGGCGATTTCCTTATCCTTGGCCCCGACCCTGGCGCACACGGTCAGCGTGCACACCGTCCCCAGCGGCGGGCGGGCGTCCCATTCGTAATGCCCGATCTCGTATTTGGTGCTTGCCTTTTGCACGTCCGAACCCCTGAGGAGGTTGGGGGTGTAGCCAGCGCCGTCTTTGCCGTCGCTGCCGTCCGCCCCGTCCCTGGGGATGTACGACACCGAGTACGACACCGTGGAGGGGCCGTCGGAATACGACGTGGTGACGCGCGTCCACAGGAACTGCCCCTTGGTGACGGCGGGGATTTTAGGCTGCCACCCGGTGGCGGGCGGGGTTGTGCCGCTCGTCCCGGCGGCGTACTCCACGACCTCCCCGGTCTGCGTCACTATGTCCTGCCCCGGCAGGGGTGACGTACCCGCGAACCCCGCGGTCCCGTCACCCCTGAGGGTGTAGGTGGTCTGCCATACGAACCTCCCCCTCTCGTAGGCCGGTGCCTCCGTCCGCCACCCCCTGTAGTCGGTGATGGAGCCGTCAGCCCCAAGCACGGGCAGCGCCGGTGCCTGCGTCTGCGACGTGTGCGATATATACAGCACGTCCAGATCCTTCACGCTGCCGTCTATCGCCGCACCAAGTTCACGCCCGTCAGACAGGGTGGACTTTGTCGAGATGCTGCCCGCGACCACCAGGCCGCCGTCCTGCGTGTACTCCAGGTACTGCCTCGCACCGGATGCGCCCAGGCGGAAGTACACCTGCCCCGTCTGCGGGTCGCGCCCGAACGACACCACGGCCTTCCCGGCCAGCGAGAACGAGTCGATGCCGCTGTAGAGCTTGACGCTCGGGGCGTCGGCATCGACGGTGGAAAACACCATGGCCGACTGCCTGTCCCTGTCGTCGCGGCTGCCGAACTGGCATATCTCGTCGCCCGCCTTGGGGGTGTCGCTGCCCGCCTCGCAGTCGGTCTTCGACAGTTCTATGTAGCCGTAGTGGTTGCCCGCGTCATCCGTAAGGGCGTCGTTGTCCACAGCCGTGACCAGCCTCCAGTAGCGGTGGTTGCTGACCTTGTTGGCAGTCCCTTCTTTGGCGTTGAACACCTGCGCTATGGCCTGGTCGCCCGCCACGATCTTTGTCTCGGTCTTCTCGCCGTCCTGCTCGCTCAGGAACCAGCAGCGCCACGCCGTAGGGGTTTCCTCCACCCTGGTGCACTTTATGCCGCCGCCGGGGGTGATGTACTGCTTCCCGGCCAGCACACCCGCCTTGATTACCGTAAGCTCCTCGAAATACGCCCTTACGCGCACCCACAGGCGTGCCACCTCCGCGAACGAATCCCCCTCGGCATCCATCCCGAGGAACCCGCCGCTGACCCCCGGCAGGTAATTGCCGGCCTCGAACCCTTTGTCCGACGACACCTTGTAGGGCGTGCGGTCATCCTTTTTCTTGGAAATGAAACGGTCGTTTGCCGGGCTGTTTTCAGTGAGGTCGTTTGCGACATCCGCGTAATCGGCATGCCCGGCTTTGACTTTCTCGGTGACGGTCTCCACCGTTATCTCATTGGTTTCCCCGTCTATCTTTTCGATGGTTCGCGTAAGGTATTCATAGCCGTCGTTATCGGTAGTTATACGGTCTAAGTCCCTTTTATTGTCATGCGTATGGGTTTCAACCGGGTTTGCCGGTGCGCCTGCGCCCTGGTTGATTACGACCGAACTGCCACCGGGATTTCCCGCGATGCCGAGCTTCCGAAGCCTTTTGCTCCTGGGACGTCCCTCGCGGTTATTGGAAACCAAATCGTATTTCTTATCCATAATTAGGATTCGTTGTTTTTCTTATATTCGTCGGGGCTTAACTCTGTCAGCACCGCCTCGCTGGTGTCCTTTATCAGGTTCTGTGTGTCTGCCGAAAGCAGGAATTTTTTCGCATCCTGGTTGGCTTCCGTATATACCGACAGGCCGCCTGATGCAATCCGCATCTCCCCCGACAGGGTGGTATGCCGCCTGGCGTACTGGCTGAACATTGTGCCTATCAGCAAATCCTCGGCCTGCGACACCCGGCCTGCACGGCACATCGTCCGTACCTGTTTGCCGTCCGATGCGGAGATATACGCGCCACGGGCTGCTGGAACCCCCTCCGCGCTCGTCCCGCAAACCGTGTCGATTTCCAGATCCTCCTTGGCATCGGCATTTATCTGCGCGCTGTATTCCACATCGTCATTGCTGATTTCCCGTGAGAACAGAGTATTGTTGCATATCTTTATTTCAGGGAGCTTGCACAATATCCATGTGTTTTTACCACCGAGCGCGTAATATTGTGGGTCGGTAAGCCGTGTGCCACCTTTTGCTGCCCGCCATGTCCCCCACAACACCTCGACCCACATCTTACCGCCTGACTTCCCTGCCGGGGGATACGGGAGCGGTTGTCCGTCATCTGCCTTCTGTAAGGCGATTTCCAGGGATGCTGTATGAGGGTTGATACCCGGGCGGTTTGTGCGCCACCCGCCTATAGCGGATGTCCCCTCCCGGTCGTTCACATCGTAATAGCTCAAATAGCCTGTGGCATTGTTACGCGGGTCATCCTGTATCCACACCCCGTATGTTTTCGACAACGTGCGGGTGGGTTTGTTACGGGTGTCTGCACTTAGAGCCGAGCGGTTATCCCAACGATATACGGTATCTGAACCATTCGGCTGAAACCTGATGGCTACAGGCACATACAGGAAATTACCGTTGGCCTTCCATGACGCCTCCCATTGCGCCAGTGATGGAGGGAATAAATCATACGGCGTACCCAAAAAAATATATTTGCTTAATTCCTCAAACGGATTGAACCGATAATCGGCCAACAGTTCCATTTTAACCCATATTGCAAGCTTCCCAGTCTCGTCTGCGGGTGGAATATCAACCGGCGTTGTCTTGAATATCGTACCTCCGCCATTGCCCCTGTTAGAGACAAACACATCAGCGGCATCCATACCGTGACTTACATGTCTCACATAAGCAGCCGCGATTGCATCATCGCCTTCCCCGCCCGTGCCGACACCGTAAAGGTGCATGTACGGCCATTTTACGGCGATTCCCTCACTTTCCGAACCGTCGAACTGCGGCACAATCTTGTAAAACTTGGCCGCATTGTGTACAATTTCTGCATTCTTACCCTTGTCACTAAGCCATATGGTGAAACCAGGGCTGTCGGAACCCACCCAGTCGGCAGGGTCGGGGCTTTGCAGGTATGAGAACAATGTGGCTTCGCCGTGCTTGAGACCTTCCGGCTTGCGCAATGCCGAAATGTCGGGGTCGGTCGGGAGTTCCCAGCATTCCTCCCGGTTGATATTGTCCTTCTGCGCATACGGGCTCCAGGTGACCTTGACGTTGTTATACACGCGGTCTACACCCATCGTCTGACTGTCGCCGTCCCATACCGCCTCGGTAACTGGGGTGCTGTTGTAAAGGGCGTTGAGGTCGTAGACATATACCCGCCCGGCACGTTGCGTGATTCGCAGTGCGAGCGGCTGCAGAACGCCTTCCAACACCTCCCTGAGGGTGGATGCCTCCCCGTCCTCGTCATAAAAGTTCTCACCCCTCACAAGTATCTCCGTAAGGTCGAGTTTGTCCCCGCCGGGAATAAGCGAGGTGCTGATAAGCCCCCGGTCGGTAACGGCGTTTATCCCCGCCCTCCCGACACAGAGGCACACCGTGTCATACACGCTGCACAGCCCCGAGCGGTCGTATTTCAGACGATCCAATATTCCGAAATCCGAGAACGTCAGGGCCACGGTATAGCCGGAAGCCTTCTCGTAAGGCTCCTCGTAGAACTCGGGGTCGAGCATGCCGCTCCAATACAGGGCGCTGTCACCGTAGACGTCCATGCGGATGTTCCCGGCTGCAATCGTGTACAGGTCTTCATACGTCCTGTCGCCGGGGCTTATCACCTTGAGGGTGGCCGTGCTTCCGCATATCACCTGCTCCTTCGCGCCCTCACCCCACTCTATGACCAGGGCGTCGTCGGCATCGAAATCGAGGGAGCCGATTTTGGCAAACGCCTCGTCGGCCTCCTGCAATATCTCCACACGCCACACCACACCGGCACGGCTTAGAAATTCCCCCATGTATCTGGGATGTTTCGCCATCAGCTCCTTTTTTTGATTTTTGTTTCTTTTTCAATCACACCGACCAGGGTTCTCCCCTCAATCCTGAACACCACCGACCCGGCCAAACCCGGATCGGAGGGCTTGAGCATAGTCCTGAGTTTGTCGAGCGGCGCCACGACCTCGGGGTTGTTCGACGCCCCGGCATACTCGCCCATAAGCCCTATTGTTGGGCCGCTTATGATACCCCCGTTGGCAAACGGCATCAGCCCTATACCCTCTACAATCGCGGCAGAAGCGGCGACAAAGCTGGAAGCGATACCGAACCCTGCAAAAGGTATGTATGCGTGGGCGGCAAAGTACGCAGCAGCAGCCAGCTCCATATAACTTGCAGCTGCGGCCTTATTGGCCGCTATCACAGGAATCTGCGCCACAGCAGTGGTTTCCGCGACTGCCGCTTCGGCAACCTGTGCACCAGTTGACGCTCCGACGGCCACCGCTTCGGCGGTCTTGGTTGTCGTGAACAATGCCGATGCCTCACTGAGCATGTTGACAATGTCTACAACGGCCTTAACGCCGTCGTATATCTGCAAAAAGCCATCCACTATGCCGGTAACAGTCTGCCACGCGTTGCCGTTACCCTTGAGTGTTTCTGTCAAACCTTCTATACCACCGCCGATACCTTTAATACCGTCCCATCCTTGACGCAAAGTGTCAAAAGCGTTAATACCCTCTTTGCGCCACTGTTCGTATGTCGCTATAAGGCTTTCTATATCCGAGCGCTGCTGGTCTGTAACGGGGTTTTCCGTATCATCCAGCATTTTTTGAAGAGCCCTGATTTTTTCTGTAAGGGCGTCAAAACCCATGCCCTTTATTTTTACGGTGTAGTCACGCCCCGTCAGTGCATTGACTTCGCTTACTTCTTTCTGCAGTGACGGTATCTCTATACCACGCTGTAAGGCTGCATGCTTCCTTTCAAGCGCCTCGATAATCTCCTGTATGTCCTGAATTTCGTCGCAGCTGGCCTTTTTCTGCTTCTGCTGGTAGTAGCTGATGGCCGCCTCCAATTCCCCGATGGAATCCAATGCGGAAATATCCGCAGGTTTATTCAAGTCGTCTAAAACATAGTCCCATGCCTTTTTTAGTTCGTTGAGGTCGTTAATACTTTTCTGCACGGTAACGCGCTGGGTCGCGTCCGCTTTTTCCAGTAGAGCGGTATAGTATGCCAGTTCACGGCCAAGCTGCTCATACGTCTTAATGTCGGCTATAGGCGTAGGCGCGAAGCCGCTACGCTCCAACTGTCCGCGCAGTTCCTCCAGCCGCTTTATTTCGGCATCTACCCCGGCGATATTCTCGGCGGTAGCCTTTTGGCGTAAAGTGCGCTGGTAACTTATTTCGCGGTCTATGTCCTCTAACGTATTTAGCGTAGCCGGGCGTTCAGCCGCTTTTTGTACCAGTTCGATAGCCTCGCGTGCCTTTTCCCAGCGTGCTATTTTTTCGCGTATAACGCGCTGCTCCTCGGTGTCGGCCCCGGTGAGTTTCTTTTTATAAATTTCAATATTGGTGCTTAGTTCCTCGTATGTCTTGGGGTCAGCTACGGCAGTTTTCTTTTTTACGCTGCGCTGGGTGCCTAACCCGGTCATACTCTCTAAGACCTTTTTACGCGCTTTAAGTTGGTCGTTATAGGCGCGTAACCGCTTAATCTCGGCGGTATCAGTTGTATTTTTTAGGCTCTTTTCGGTTTTGTCGATAGCATCGGTTAGCTGTTGCCATGTCATTTCACCAACCTTAACCTCGGAATTAGCACCAGTCAGCCCACGGTTTATTTCCGCGCTAACCTCGCCTGTCTTTTTGGTAATGACATCTAACCGCTTTTGTAATTCTGCCTCGGTTGCGGCAGCATCGGCCATGTCCTTTTTAGCCTGTTTGTATTCCTCGGTTTCGACTTCTACCGTATAAGTCTGCACATAGCCGGTGTTACTACCTCCGGCGGTGCGCACTTGTGTAGTCTTATGCTTTCCGGCTCGCTCTAACTCGGCTTTACGCTCGGCCGCCAGTTCTTTGTTAATCGAAGCCTCGGCGATTTTTGCGGCTAACTGCTTCGCCTGTGCTTCGTAGCCAATCTGCTTTATATATAGCTGGCTTTTTTCTGTAAGTATTTTATACCATTCTTCGGCGGTCTTATGTGCGCCGAAAAGTTCGCCGTATGTTTCGTTTAGACGTTGTACGGCCTCCTTTGTATTCTTTTTGGCTTTAATGAGGTCGCCCAGTGCTTTAACGTCCCGGTCTATCTGCACTTTGGCGGCGGCGGCGGCATGGGTATAGTCGTCGGTCGCGTCGTCTAACTTCTCGGCACTCTCGGTAGCATCGTCGGCGGCATTTACGAAAAACTCGATAATGGTAGTAACCGCCGCGATAGCCGCACCGATACCAGTAGCGATTAACAAACCGCGTAGCGCGATTTTTAGAGCCGTGGCACTGTACGCGCCGCCTTTCATAGCGGAACTGAAAACACGCACCACAGCGGCGGCAGATTTACCGCGTAGCCCTAAAGCAACCATCGCTACACTTGCAAGTTTAGCGCGTGCGGCTACTAACGTCTGCTGTACGTTGAGCTGCTTAAACGTGGTAATAAGTATCGCCGCACTTGACCCGGTGCTAAGTAGTCCGGCGGTAAAATTGATATACGGCTGTGCGGCAGATGTGACCTCGGCGATAATATCTATAAAAGCCGCCCATTGATTACGCAGCATTTGGTTTACAGCCTCGCCGTGGCTGCTCATGTCAGCGTAGGCGGCATCCATCGTACCGGCACTGTTTACCATGTTGGCGACGTTGGCAGTAAACTTGTCTGCTAACTCGCCCTGCAAAGGTATCAGAGCGCGGATAGCCTCGGCACTGCCAAACAGTTTGCTATATACCTCCTGCTCCAGCAAGCCGTTAGCCTGTGCGTATGCCTTAACGCTACCGTCTAACTGGGTTAGGAAATTTTGAAAACCTCCGGCGGCTTGTATTGCGGCGGCATCAAACTGTATGCCCATCTTAGCCGCCATATCGGCAGCCTCACTGCCAGGTTTGACCAGCGCGGTAAATATCGCGGCTAACTGTGTGGAAACCTCGGCCGTGTTACCGCTCACGCCTGTAAGCGTGGCAAAGGTTCCCATAAGTTCGTCGATAGACACGCCCAGCGTGGCGGCATTACCTGTTACTCTCGGCAGGGCTTGCGCTAACTGTTCAAATGAGGTTACGCCGTTTTTGGCGGTGAGCTGTATTTTGTCCTGTATGTCGGCCGCCGCGCTCCACTCCAAACCGTAGTTTTTGATTAGCGTAGAGGTTACGCCAACAACTTTGTTAATATCAGCCAAACCGCCTACAGCTGACCGGGCCGACGTATTCAAAAACTCTATCCAGTTATCTTCCGGCACGCCGTTAGATATTGTTTGATAGAGGCCGTTAGCCAGTAGGTCGCGTGCTATAGGTATCTCCTTTGCTAAGTCTGCTACCTCGTCTTTGAGTTGCTTAAACCCTGCGCTGTCTTTCCCAGCCATCGTGTTAGCCTCTTTCATAGCCTTGTTAAATCCCTCGCTCTCGCTGATGATAGAATTTAACTGGTTGGCTATTTGGTTTACGGCTCGGTCAACGCCTTGCAAACCTTGTACGGCGGCACTCCAATTAACCAGCGACGTTTTTAACGCCTCTGACTGTTCAAGCGTGGAAGCCATAACGGCGCGTAGGCCGTTAGCATCCTGTGCTATCGCCCTAAAGCCTTTGCCGTCGCCGTCCAGCTTAAATGTAATTGATATGGTGCCTTTTCCTGCCATACGGTTTACTGGTTTATTTCGTCGCCTAATCGGTGCGCTACTTCTTCAAATCGTTTTCGTTTTTCCTCTGCGGTGAGCTGGGGGGCTTCGCTTCGGTGGTTTTGTTTTTTCTTATCCCCCGGCAGCGGTAAAAGCTGCTTGGGCGTTATTTTCTTCTTGACGTGCGGCTGTATGATTATCGCGGCTACCGTCCGGGCGCGTTCCCATGCGTCGCGGTTTTGCCCCTCGGTCATTTCGCGCCATGCCTTGCAGATGTTTTCAAACTCGCCAAAAGTACATTTGCAAAAATCATCGTGCGACATTCCTATACAGCCGACGGCGATACCTAAAAGGTCATAGACCCCTATTTGCGTTTTCTTTTTTTTTCACCGTCCGCGTCGCCTCTAGGTTCAGCCTCGGCGGTTATAGCCTCGTTCCACTCCGTCATATCTTCCGGGGTGAGGCTGTCGGCAAATTCCATCAGCGACAAATCAAACGGTTTGCCCTCGCGCTTTGCCGCCGACACTACACAGCACCATAGATAGGTACATAGGTCGCTAAAACTGGTGGGGTCTATCTCGGT